CAGTGCCATCTGCTGTTGGGTATTTTAAACCGGCAGGATTGTTCATTAATCGTTTAACAACGCCAGATTGATTTTCAGCATAAAGAGCCATATCAGCATCATTAATGTTGATAGCAAGCTCACCCGCAGTTAAATTTGCGGCTGATGGAGCTGCACCAGAAGTTGTAGTACGGTAAAGTTGTATCGGTGTGTAACCTGTTTGTGACATTGTTTTACCTCAAATTTTCTAATTTATAGAGCGTTGTCATATGTAATCCAGTCAACTCATCAATAATATTTTCAAGTGCTGGAATATTTTTTGCAATCTTGCTTCTGTTTTCGTTAAGCCAAATTATATCATCATGTATTAACCGCGTAACGTCATCAACCTCACCGTCAACATCACCAACGATGCCGAACGTTCCTTGATACGCTTCAACGAGCTTGTCAGTCATTTCGATAACATCATCATAATAAGATCCAAGCGCACGATGAACTTCGCCATTTTTAGTTTTCCAGTGTTCAATATGAGCAGCATTCCTGCTTTCAAACATTTTGTCTATTAAATCTTCAATTGTTGTCATTAAAATGTGCCTCCGTTGATACCATTAGCGTTGCCTGTACCACCATTAGCTACAGCAACAATACCTGTTACATTAGCAGCAGTTCCTGTCGTGTTTTGATCGAGCGTTGGAAAATCAGCCGCAACCGCAATACTTAACGCGCCCGTTGTTGTGGTGCTTTTTAAAATACCCGTAGCTAAAGCAGAAGTCCCCGCACTATAATCTGTGCCAGACGTAGCCGCAGAAATAGCCGTACCGTTACCTTTAAGCACACCAGTAATGCTAGTCGTCAACGTGATAGCAGGTGTTGATGAGGGATTAGCTACCGTTCCTGCAAAACCATTAGCACTAACAACTGAAACCGTTGTCACAGATCCTCCACCAGAACCCCATGTTGGCGCAGAAGATCCGCCAGAAACTAAAACTTGCCCAGCCGTTCCAGCAGGTCCAACATATAAACCGTCAGCACCAGACCAAATTATTGCACCTGCATTTGGCACAATGCTTTTTGCAGTGCCACCGTGACTTAAACCAAGAATATTTTCAACTTCATTCGCACTCGATAAATCCACTTGCGGATGCTTGTGATCTGATCGTGACATAGATGTAGCAACACCAGCCGATCCAGTAGTTAATCCAGCTAATGGTAAACTATCAGAAAGATTAGCCGCAATCGTTACATTAGCGTTTAACGCACCACCACCAGTCAAACCAGTGCCAGCAATCACTTGTCGTGTAACAGGAACATAGCCAGTAATCGTTGCGGCAATCGTTGATGCGGCTGTTACGCGACCAGTTGAATCTACTGTAAAAACAGGAATGTTTGTGGCATCACCATAAGATCCAGCAGTAACACCTGTAGCACTTAGCTGTGTGCTAGTGATACCACCATTTGCCACACCAGCAACACTCAAAAGATCTCCGACTCTGATTTGATAATTGTTGCCGTTGTAGACAATCATCATCAAGCTGTCTTCAGATGCAACAGGTGCAGTTGGAAGTTGTGTTATCCGCGTTGGAATTAAATTACTTGGTACGTCAGACATTCTTTACATCTCCAGATAAGAATTACCGTCCTCGGTAATAAAAAATTCATCGCCAGCTTCTTGAATAACGCCAGCAGGATGCGTGTTAATTGGTGTGTCTGGACGATTGAACGGCAACACAATCTGATCTGGTCTGCGAGGTGCAAGACGATACGGATCGTATTCATCACGATCTTCTTTACAAACCATCAAACCAGGATAATTTGGATCCGGTGAAAGCTCAGACAACAACATTTTGCGCGAACAACGACCACAAATGGCAATACCATACGTTGGCTGTCCACTTGGATCGAGAAATACGCTCATCGTGTATAAACCCCAATGCCAGGATTAATTTGAATTGGTGATCCGTCATTGTCGCCATCCCAAGCACGTTGCAAACTGATAGCCGCTTTTTGCGTGAGAATTGCCATTAATTGCATATCAACTGCCGGTGTTTCACTAGCAACCGCAGCCGCTAATCCATCAACAATTGCATTAATCCAGCGTTGTGGGATCTCAACATCTTGCTGTAAATTTTGCGTATCCATTATTTGACGATGCCGCCATAGGATTAATTGCGCTTGCTCTGCCGCTGAGAACGGTGCTGGCCATAAATTAACTACAGGTTGTGGCAGATCACGTTGAAAATAATAATTACTCGGACGACCAGGAAAAACTTTGTTGCTTTGATTAACATAGCTATCACGATTCAACTGACCGAGAGGAATCTCTTGCGGCAAATTACCCATCGTGATTGCAGTATAAGAAATTGGCAAAGTTGATGTGATTCTAAAATATTGATAAGCCAGCGCACCAGAGATGTCTGTCCATGTTATTTGACCTGCTGTAGCGGTATCAGACGACGTTCCGACTGTAACCCATACAGTGCCATTGGTACTGACTTGAAATGTCAAAGGAACAGCGTTTGCGCTCCATTCAATACCAATAGTATCAACAGTGGTTTGCGTGGTGAAATTAACCGTGTAAGCCAGCGAGGTTGACACCACTGAGCCGGTGACCGGTTGCAAGGTTCTGTAATTTAGATTGAGAACCTCAACTGTGCCATTTGGTAGCGTCACAATCGGTTGATTCTCATACATTGGCAGGATAACTTTTTCAATACACCAGCTCGGTGTTTTAATGTTTGCTAAGTCAGAAAGCAGCAAATATAGCGATTCCAGTGCGTAAGTCTGCATCTCTGCTGTAATTGCTTGCGCAGGAAGTCGGCAACGTCTAAAGGCATGATCCACGACTTTTATTGCGTTGAAAACCGTTGTACTTACTTCACCAGAATATGCCATTTAATTAACCTCAGTTTTTTGCTAAATTATAGCACTAACCTTTTTTGCTTGATGCTTTTTTAGCTTCAGACATTGCAATTGCTAACGCTTGTTTTTTGTTTGTCACTTCTGGGCCTTTTTTACTACCAGAATGCAAATCACCAGATTTAAACTCACCCATTACTTTACCAACTTTTGCTGATTCTTTAGCAGATCCGCCTTTTTTCATCATGGCTTGACCAGGCGTATTGGCTTGGGCAATTGCACCTAATGCACCTTGTTGCTGTCTTTTCGCTAATAATGTTTCACCACGTTCTTTAGGTGCAATCATTGGCTCACCACGTCTGCGGCTTTGTGGTGCTTTGACAACTTGGCGTTTAACCACTTCTTCACGTTGCATTCTTGGTGTTTCAAGCGATTCATGACGAACCATTGCTTCACGACTTGGGTATTTTTCACCTGTAGCACGTTCAACAACTTTACCGCCTTTTGCTTTCATCATCTTGCTATCACCGCATGATCCACCTTTAGCGTATCCACTGCATGAACCACCTTTAGCATAGGCTTTTGCAGGTTCTTTTGCGCATGATCCTGTGTAACCTTTGTCAGAAGGAAACTCGAACTCTGTTACATATTTTAATGATTTACTCATTTTATTAACCCCTTTCTATAATTCTGTCGAGCTTTGCATCTAAGATTTCCAGCCGACTCATTAAACGATCAATTTCTGTGTGAACTTCTACTTTTGTGACATATTCACGCGCTACTTCTTCGCGGGTTTTATTTAGCAATATGCTAATTCGTGTCAGTTCATCACACTTGTATTTCAAAACAGCACCGATGATTGTGATGATAAGTGAAAGTCCAATATTCCAAAACATGATCTGCATTTCACTAGTCATATCTTTAAGCCGCTGCATAAGTTTTAAGACACTCAATGACAATTGTGTACATATCACCGGCAGACATATCTGCTGTTGTGAATAACACGTTGCCGTTAACACCTGTTCCACCATTGTTTTGCAAACCACCAAAACTAGAAAAATCCATCAGATAATTACTGTTTTGCGGAATCATCCATGCAAACACATCCGTGGTTGCGTCCCATAAAATACGGACTTCCATACCATGTGTGGTTGACCAAATTTTATTAATTTTAACACCATTACATGCGCGACCATAAGCGTTCACGCTAAGTGTTGATGGATTAATTTTGACAACCGCAGTTTCACCTGTGCCGTCAGAGATATTTGTAAACTTGCCAATAAACAATCGTTCACCGTCAAGCAATGTTTGTGATGCTACTACGTCAGCCATGATGCTCCCCTGTTGATTGAAATGAGGCGAATTAACGCCTCATCAAATTAGCTTGCTTGTGTAAATGTCACACCAGCCGCAACCGCGCAAAACGCTTTTGCAAACCACGATGTACCATCACTGATCACAGTAACTTGATCGCCAGCAACAGCTTGTGCATCAACAAAAGAAATGGTGTCATCAGCAGTACCGGTATCACCAGCAACGCCAGCAGCGTTAACCGCTTGACCTTTGATAATGTTAGCACTTGATGCAGTAACGATGGTGTAGCTTGCGCCAGAAGGAGCAGCAGTAACAATAAATGTGTAATTTAAACCGGCTACAGGCGCAGGAAGTGTAGTTACAAATTCTGTTGCAGAGTTTAAAAAGAAAGTTGTACCACTTTGTGCGGCAGTTAATGTTGCAGCCGCTGTTAATGTTGTAACTGTTTCTAAGCCAGTAATTGCACCAATAAAACCGTTAGTAGACGTTACTGGTCCAGAGAATGTGGTTGAAGCCATTTTGATTCCTCACATGAAAGGTTTTACTATGCAGTCTTCATGTCGTCTGTCTGGTCAGTCGTGCATAGCGTTAAAGGTTTCCAGAAAATTACTATCTTCTAAATATTTGATAGCTTGCTGTATTATATACTTATCATGTTTAAATGCACCAATTGCATTATTGCACTTTCTGCATAATAATCCGCGAACTTTTCCTGTGTCATGACAATGATCTACTGCTAATGATATTTTTTTGCCATGAATAATAGAAGTTTCTGGCTCTTTGCAAATTGCACAAAGATGATTTTGTTTTTCAGATTGAGCGTTATACCAATCTAAATCTACACCATACATTTTTTTTAAATATGTATTTTTTCCATATAAAGGATTTGCTTCACGAAATTTGCGTTGTTTTTCTTTTGCATCTATTGAGGCAGTTTCAACTTCACGCCAATAAAAATTATCTTTTGACCAAGGTTTAGTTTCAGTAATTCTACTTGCACGACTATTTGATGTTTTTTCTGGCACATCTTTTACAAATTTCCAAAAATCATTTGACCATTCATCGCAAATATTTTTACGATGATACCTAATGATTCCACACCATATTCTATAAAGTGAATGTTTTTCGCGTTGACCCCAATCAGAAGGTCTAGTTTGATCTGTAGATTTGTGACGTTGATAGCGTTTGTAGTGTGTAGAACATAACTCCCGTGCTACCACAGGAGCTATGCAATTTACTATTGAACATTTTTTAGCCATTTTGCTTTCTCTGTTTTTATGAATAAAAAACTCATATTAACATCAAAAGCAGGCATTTGTCCAATTATGCTGGACTAGTCCTCAGACTCCGGCCGTCCCATAGACTCCCCTTGGATCAGTCCATCCGAGCGTGTATCTCTCTGTCGCCTTATATCTCATTGAGTCAGTTTCAAAGTCACCTTCCATAGATTTTTCAAGACCACGACGCATAAGAAGTTTTAAACCTTCTGGTGCATCAGTTTGAATCCACCATGCAGTAGATGAAGTGATACGAGATAAGTTAGCTTGACCGTCAGCAAGTAAACCCATTGATTTAACTGGGTTGATGTCGTTGTCGGCTGTGCCTGCGCGTAGTGCTGATTTCAACAATACTTCAGCTTGGAAGATATTTGAAGGACCAGAAACGATTTGTTTTGGTGTTAAGCGAATACGTTTACCGTTGTTGTCAACAGCGTTACGAATCTGAATTAACATTTGTTCCAACGATGTTTGTGACAAGTTAGCAGCAGTTGATAACTGGTTGCTGAATGTGCCAGAAACGATTGGATGCGCTGTGGAAATCAAAGATACACCGTCACCACCTGTATATGAACCGTTGAATGCGCGGTTTAATACGTTAGCTGCTAATGTTTCTTTTGTTTCAATCAAAGATTGCGCTAAATGTTTTGCGTAAGTTTGACCAATACGGATGTGATCGCCATCTTCTACTAATACTTTGGTTAAGCTGAACGCCAAACCATATACTTTGTAAAGGTAACGTTGCAAGAACAACACACCACCAGATTGGTAAGATACTGCCATACCGTCTGGTAATTCTGGTGCCGCACCAAATCCATAAAGAACAGGTTCTTCGTGGTAGTTACGGGGAATACCTTTTTGTTCTTTGAAAACCTGTTTCCATTCGTCAGCACGTTGATCGTAAACACCGTCAAATACTTCGTTAAGGATTGGTTCGACTACCGATCTAAAATCGGTACTTCTCATTGGAGTTGCCATGATTCAATATCCTCCTTTAGCTTACGCTGTTAACTGGAGCTTTGTATTGTGATTCGTTCAAGCGAACGGTCATGTTTACATAAGCATCAGTAGCTGAATCAGTGATAAGGTATGCATAACCGGTAATCTGGAATTGACCAGATGTCGCGACTTCTGCGGTTAAGTATGTTGAGCTGATACCAGTTGATGTTGATCCGCCTGGTGAAGCCACACGCCAATCGCATTCAGCACCAACAGCAGTTTGAACTGAATCAGTTCCCGCTGTTCCTGGGTTTGCAAATTGAACATCATAAATTGTTTCTGGATCATCATAAACCCAAGCAACAACGTTTGTACCTGTCGTACCACCAGTCCAGAATGGAGCGATAGTAGGTTTGCCAGTTGAGTCCAAGTATTCTACACCGGCAAAAATACCGAGTAATGAAATACCCGCAGCAGTACCAGAACGAGTACCGTCTGAAGTGCCAAGTTCAATTGTACCGGCAGTGACTAATTTAACTGGATCCCCAGAGTAAATAGACGCAGCGTATGCGCTCGCGATTGTATAGGCTTTAGGACGCATCTGACCACTGTTGTGGAAAGAAGGTCTGAAACCATAGGGTGCGCTAGTTGTAGACATAATAGCTCCTAAATGGAATAAGTTTTAAATGGTTCGTTAAGAGATGTCGAATTGCGCATCTCTATGTTCGCCAATTTCCAGATTGCCATCTCCCACAGTCAATCTTGACTTTGATGACTTTGCTTGCTGCTCAAGAAAATCTGCTGTATCAGTCAGTTTTTCTTCTTCACGCATGGGTGCATTGTGGTGAGCTTCGGTCATGTACTTTTCATAAAGTGATAACGGAAGTTTAAAAGCCAACATCTCGTTTACCCCAATGAAACCTTGCCAGTCGCCTGTTTTAAGCGTTGCGTATTCCCAGCCAGGAACGTCTTCTGGCTTCACGGGTTCATACCCCAATCGGATACGCATTTGGATGGAATCTCTGGGATTCGTTGTTGTTAGCCAGCAGCAATGCCAGCCTGGAAGTTTTGGCAAGTCCGGTAAACTGGACTGGAAAAAACTTTGTCGAAACATCTCAACCCGCTCGTCTTCTGTCACTTCCCGATTTTGTGTAACTGCGCGATCTGTCATCGCACGATTATTTCTATTGGTTCCAGCGGATTTGTTTAATCTTTCGTCTGTCATGATATTCGCTCCTTTCAGCGATTGGAAATAATTATAAATTGATATTCAATAAACGCAATACTATTTGTTGTTACGATCATACTCTGCGTAACGCTTTAAATATTTATTGCGAAGTACGGGATCATCCCAGACACCAGCTTCAACTAAAGCTGATTTGCGTTCTGGACTCACATACATTTCTTTGCGGGTTGATGTTGGTGCATGTTCACGACCAGATCCAACGGATGGGCCGCCACGCGCAGTACGTTCACTTTGTTTCTTTCCAAACTTTTCTGGTAGTCTGCGTGCCGCACGTTTTCTAAGCTCGTCCCAGTATTCACTTGTTTGTGGATTGAAACCGTCTTTTGCTAACGTCTGATCAATAGCAATAACAATTGAAGAATCTTCATCGCGACCTTGTGCATCATACCAAGGATTATCAGCAATAAATTCTTTGGCGTAGTGCATTGTCAAATCATCCATTTGATTTGGTTGCGTTACTGGACGTTGTTGTGCTGCCTGCTGTTTCTGGAATTGCAACTGCTGAACTTTAGCAATCGCTTGGTCACGGTAACGCATTGCCTGCGCTACATCTTCGCCATTTCCACGCTCAACCGCTTTGGCAATAACACGCTCTGCCATGTTTGCTTCTTGCGCTGCTTGATTGATATACGCATCATACG